GCCGGTGGCCTGCCTCAGCTCGTCGTCGGCTCGGTCGACGGCCCGCGAGTAGGTCTCCTGCGAGATTGCCCCGGCAGCCAGCAGGCCGCGGAGCCGCTGCACCTCGTCGCCGTGCCGCTCCTCGGCTGTCCGCACTGACTGCGTGACCGCGGCCCCCTCGTTGAACGTCTTGGACATCATCTCCATCGCGCGGCCGGCGTTCTCCATCTCCTGCCGCTCGCGCGCAGTCTCGCCCGTCAGGTCTGCCATCGCCCTGGCGTGGGTCTCCTGCGAGATCACGCCCTGAGCCAACAGTGAGTTGGCCTCGGCGATCGACCGCGAGGCCCCCTCCTCGGCTGTCGAGTATTTGTTCGTTAGCGCCGCACCGGCAGCAACAGCCGCCCCGGCCGACTCTGCGGCCACGCCGATCAGTTCCAGCTTTGCTTTGAACTGCTCGGCCGTAATCCGCCCGGCCGCCAAGGCCTGCTGGGCAAGGAGCGCGAGCCGCTGGAACTGGCCGAGCTTCGCGGCTGCCACCTCAGCCGCTGGGCCGACGGCCCCGACTCCCTTGGAGGCCACGTCCTGCATTCCTTGGAAGATGCCTTTAAGCGTGCCGGCCTCACCACCGAGCTGCCGGAAAGAGCGGATGGCATCCGACACGCCCGCCCGTAGGCCAGACGTACTGGCAGAGAACACGGCGGATACTTTGCCGATCGATGCCACTATTCGCCCTTTTGCATTTGCTCGCGGAATGAGGGGATTTTCATCAGCTCACGTCTCAGGTCTTCCTCGGTCTGCGGCTTGTCGCGGTAGCTCGGTAGGAATCGCTCCTCGGCCTCCGGGTCGGGCTTCGCACCCATGCCGGCCGCAGTCGTAAGCGACGTCCTGGCGGCCATCCGCCACTGATCGCCAAACGGCTCGACCCGCCAATAGGCCATCCACTTTCGCAACTGCCGCAGCGTTAGCCGCTTCTTCCATTCCTCTGGGTCTGGTATTCCGAGCTCGAGGGCCAGCCGGTAGACGAAAACGTCGTCCGGCCGGCTCCTTAGTTTTTTTCGAGTTCCTCAATTTCTGCGTCGGTGATCGACAAGAGCTTCTGGCCGGCCTGCCAGATCTCGTGCATGGCCTTGGCGTTCTTCTTGCCGAGCTTCGCCACGTCTGCGTCGGTCGTGAACAGCCGGACGCCCTGCTCGTCGCAAAGAAGCAGGCTTGCCAGCTTGGCCCGCCAGCTCGCCCGCTTGCCCTGGTTCGACGCGCAGTAGATCTCCCACTCGTCGCGGATGTCGGCCGTGGGGTCGAGGAGATACACATCGCGGCCCCACGCCTTGACGTGAAGCGTCTGCGGTGCGCGGATGTCGTCAATCGCCAGGATGTCTTCAGCCAAACCCATTTCTAATTCCTTATGAGCTAAAACCTGAGAACTGGAATACCGCGGCCCACACGATCAACTCGCCCTTGGCAAACTCCGCGTCGAGCGCTTCAAGAAACGCTTGGCCACTCAGGCTGGCCCCGGAGCCCCACGTAAATGACAGGACGCCCGGCTTGCCAATGTCGTTTCTGGCAAGGTCCGGCGATCCCAAGAACCGAGCCGTGATCGTCCCAGGCTCAATGCTCGTCACGTTGTATTGCCGGAGCACGCGTGCGTTCTGGCCACTACCAACAACCGGTGATCGGACGTTGGTGACCTCGTGTTTGTTACCAACAGCAAACGTCGGGTTGGCATTCTGCAGCACGCCAAGGACCTGGCCGTTGAACGACAGGACGGCACCCTGACTGCTTGGAATGTTTGGCACGGGTCACCTCCCGGCCTATCAGGTGCCGGTGAGCTTGAACGTGGCGTTGCCCATGATCAGCTCGCCTACCGCTGCGGTCAGCTCGAAGTCTTCGCAAACGGCAGACCCGCTAATGCCAAGCGTCGAGCACGTGATCGCAGCAGCCGTGCCGCGGGCAGGTGCCGTGGTGCCCATGTACTCGCACGTGATCTGGTCGCCGTCGACAAGCGGGGCGGCCTGCAGTACGCGAGTAGAACCGGCGGTTGCCGAAAGCGCCGTGACGTCCACGTAGGCCTGGCTGCGCTTCACCTTCACGTTCTTTGCGACAAACGTGACGGAATTAAAAGTGAACGTCGTTCCCTGCGAATCAGCAATGGCCGGCATGGCTTACTCCTCCCAGCGGATTTGGTACGTGTGATCGACTGAATATGTCGGTTTGTCCTGACCCTCAAGAAAATCCGGCGAGCCGTCGAGCTCATCGGTGATCAGGCACTCCCGGATTGTCACGCCGTTGGCAGTGCCGTTGAAGTTGTGAAGAGCAACTCGCACCAAGTCCGCTAGGGCCTTCACGCCCGAATATGTGGCCGCGTACACCAACACCGAGAACGTCGCGGACGGGTTGACGTTTAGCGGCGTAGTGCCAGCCATGATCGTCTCGCGCTGCGTGGACGTCCGCCCGTAGATCACGTAGGGCAGGGCGGCCCCCTCCGGGGCCTCCATCGGCCAGGCCAGACAGCCGCCGGCGGTCTCGATCGCAGACTTGAGCCACTGTTCTGGGTATGCCATTAGGGCTTGTATCCTTCGTTTTTGCCGCCTGCGATTTCCTTCTGGGCCTTGTCGAGAGCGTTTACCATTTCGACTTGCAGCTTGGCCAGAGAAGGCCCGGCGTACTGCTGCATGAATCGGTGAATCATCTGCTGTGGCCGGATGCCGCGGCGCGTGCCGTACTCCAGCCAGATGGCTTTGCGGCTTTCGTATCCGGCCTTATAGCCCACCACGCCGTAGACCACGCCGTCGGCGTTGCGGCCGATGTACTTTGATTTGGTGGTGACGGCTCGCCGCAGAGCCCCGGTCGATTTGTTCTGTGGAACAAACGCGCCCTTTTTTCGCCGGCCGCGGCGAACGCCAAGTGGAGGCGTCACAGACCGCAAGATCGGAATGCCGTCTTTGAGCGTGCGTTTCATCGCCGCCTGTAGATGCTTCTTGGCGATGTGCCTGGGCAGTGCCGCATACCGACCGATCAAAGTCTGTATCTCTTCCTCGACGTTGTTTTCCCACCGGAGAAGCATTAGGTCGCCTTCTCCTCGCACGTAAACTCGTGCTCCTGCCGTGGTCCGATCTCCACGACTGACGAGATGTAGAGGTAGCGATCGCCGCGGCTCTTCCACCGGACACGCATCTTGCCGGTGACGCCCTCCACGTAGTGGCAGCGGACGACCCACGTGGCGGAGCCGCCGATGCGGCCCTGCTTCTGTGTCTCGGAGTAGCTGATCGATTCAACGGCCGCCCGCCTGGTGGCGTGCGTGGACCAGCTCGAGGTGGCCTCGCCGAACGCGTTCCGCGTCTCGGTTTGCTTCTCAATCACCACGGTCTCGCGGAGGCTGCCGGCTGGGATGGCCATTACCACCTCCCGCTAACAGACTCACTGGCCAGCAACGTCTCAAACGCCATAGGGATGGCGACCGGCTGGGCACCTGTGGCGATGACAGCCTCGCGGTTGGCGTAGAGGTGGCCCACGTACAGCAGGATCGCCGTGCGGAGCTGCGGGGCGATCGTGGCCTGCCCGGCCCAGTACGTGACCGTAAGCGTGGTCAGGTCCGACATCTGCGGGGCGGACGAGAATCGGATCTGGCCGGCGTCGGCGTCGACCGTGTAGGTGGACGAGCTCACGGCCGTGCCGTCGACATCCAGTGCCACCGGGTAGCTGCCGCCGGTCAGCACGGGCACCACCGGCAGCCGGAGGACCACCGGACCAAGGTTGTCCGGGCCGCGGGTCCAGCCCATGCCGTCAGTGGCGTCGAACTTGGCCCGGAGCTGCTGCGGGGCCAGGGCCACGCCTAGCCGCCGCTCAATAAGCCGCCTGGCCGTGGCGATCATCGACACAATCAGCGTGTCGTCGTCCTCCTGCTCTTGCAACAGAGACAGGTGGCCTTTTGCAATCGTCAACGAGACAGGCTCGACGATCGGCTGCGTGGCGACTGCGAGAGAGCGGAGACGCATAGATCACCTCTCCAGCTTCGCGGTTCGCTTCTCCGGCTCGGGGGCGACTGCACGCTCGACGATTGGGGCCTCGGTGGTTTCCACCGCGTAGCCCTCCTGCTCAAGGCAGAGGGCAAAGTCTGGCGATTTCTCGACGACGTCGCCGGCCTTGTGGCCCCAGCCGTCGCGGATGAATTTCATGTTTGGCACGGCGCGATTCCTTGTGGATAGAGATGCGGCCGGGGGCATTTGGCGCCCCCGGCCGCTCAGTTGTTCACGCTGCCGGATTAGGCCGTGGCCTTGGCCAGCCGGCCGACGAACTCGGGTCCGTGATTCAGCACGCCCAGACGGCTCGACGCAACAAACAGCGTTTGCCGGCTGCGGACGAGCAGCTCCTTCGCGGTGGCAATCGAGATTCCCTCCGCGGCCAGGCCGACGGCGGTGGACTTCGAGAAGTCGCCGTAGAGGGCCAGCGTCGTGCTGGGCATACCCTTGGAGATGTAGACCGGGGCACCGTAGACCACCGGCACAACCCGTCCGCCGCCCACGGTCATCGTCATCTGCTGCGAAGACCAGAGCTTCATCAGGTCGACGTATCCAGCCTTCGAGCACACCCAAGCGCCGGTGCCCATGATCGTCTCGTCGACCTTGCCGACCACGTCCGCCAGATTGGCAGCGCTGGTCGAGGAGCTCAACGCCACGGTAACGGTGTTGGGATTTCCGCTGATCGCTGCAACCGCAGCAGGCAGGCCAGAGACCGTCGGGCTCGACGAGTTGCCGGTGAGCCACTTCGTGTCGTACCAGACGGCAAAGCCGTAGCTGACGCGATCCACGATCAGCCCCGCCACGTCAATCGGCGAGTCGTTTAGCAGGGCGTTGCTCACAGCGACCGAGCCGCCTGCCTCGTAGAGGGTGAGCGAAGGGCCGGTCGTGCTCAGGTCCTGGTCGGAGAACGCACCGTTCTCGGCGGCGTAGGCCACCGTAAACTCGCCGCTCTTCGGCAGGTTGATCGTCTGGCCCTTCGGGCGGAAGACGCTCGCAAGCTGAAGGGCAACCGACTGGTACTGAAGACGATTGATAATCGCGTCATACAGCTCGGTGACAACGTAGCTGTCCCCGTAGCCGCTGACGGTCTCGCCCATCGCCCGCTTTTCGCCGGACGCCAGTCGCACCAGGAAGTCGCCGACTTCCTCGGCAACCTTCACAGAACGGAAAGCCCGCACTCCTGCGCGGATGTCCACTCGCTCGCTCGTCGCCTGCTCAACATTCTCGATCGCAGCGCGAGTCTCGGAGTCGGGCGTCGGGCTGAGCTTCGACCGAGCAGCCGAAAGCCGGGCCTCGATCGCGTTCTCACGGTCGACCACGACGTTGAGCTCGTCGGCACGGCCAAGCGCCCTTTCCAGGGCGGCCGCTGCGGCGCCGTCCTTGTCGTCGTTGGGGTCGACGTTTCGCAGGTTTTCGATCTGCGGGATCAGAGCGGAGATTTCGTCCTGGGCCAGGCGGAGCTTGTTCATG